ACGATACACTATTGACAATCAATGTTCGCACAATTGCTGGTCAGCAAGACCTAAGCCGTCAGGCTATCGAAAGAGGAACAGGAATTGATGCGTTCGTTGCTCAAGACCTAATCCGTTCTTGGCACACCACACTTGACAATCAAATCCTGAATGGCGCAGGAACCGCAGGAACAATTGAAGGACTACGCAATGCAGGTGGCAACACTGTCACTTTCACAACGACTGCACCAACAGTTGCCCTTTTGTACCCAAAACTTGCCGATGCCGTTCAGAAAATTCAGACAAACTCATTTGTGCAACCAACTCACTTCCTGATGCACCCACGCCGTCTAGCATTCTTGCTGGCAGGCATTGACGGCTCGAACAGACCACTTGTTGTTCCTGCTGCTAATGGCCCAACAAACGCAGTTGCAACAGGCGCAGGCGCAGCCATTTACGGAAACTCTGGTTATCAGATGATGGGCTTGCCTATCATTACCGATGCCAGCATTCTCACAACCTATGGCTCAAGCACAAACCAAGATGAAATCTATGTTGTTACCGCAGGTGAATGTCACCTTTGGGAGCAAGCAGGTTCTCCATTCACCCTTCGCTATGATGCAACAGGTGCAGGAAACCTCACAATCAAAACTGTTGTTTATGGTTACGCAGCATTCTCTGCTGGTCGTTACCCAACAGCCAACACAATCATCTCAGGAACTGGTTTAACTACACCATCCTTCTAATCAATAGAAGGAAACTAAATTGTGTAAGAGTGTTCAAGGCCCCCGACTTGGACACTCTTACACTTCTAAATGATTCGGGGGAATCAATGAAAACAGGTCACACAGTTTCAATCGGGTCTTGCGACCCTGGAATGGTGAATGGAAACTTTGCATATCATCTTATTCAACTAGCTTCCGCAAGAGCATCAAGGCTCGGCCCATTTGTTAGAATAAAAGGGTCAGGCTTACTTTCCAAACAGCGCAATCGCGTGGTCAAGCACTTCTTGGAGATGACTGAGTCTGATTGGCTCTTGATGATTGATTCCGATGAGCAGCTTGATGTTCTTACTTTTGATCAACTATGCGAAACAGCGCACGACAAAGAACGCCCTGTTGTCGCAGGTCTAGTCTTTGCAGGCTTCAGTGTTATAGGCAAACCCTATCCAAAGCCTGTTCCCGCAATTTTTCAAGATACACCTGAAGGATTCTTGCCACTCTACAAATATGACAAGAACTCTGTCTTTGAGATAGATGCCGCAGGCACCGGTTGTCTGCTAATACATAGAAGCGTTCTTGAGGCAATACGAGAAGCAGCCGACCCGAATCAAGGCAAAGATTGGTGTTGGTTTTGGGATGGGCCTATCAACGGGCAATGGATTGGCGAGGACTTGCTCTTCTCTCGCCGTATTAGGTCACTTGGCTTTCCAATTTATGTCAACACCGCAGCAGTGCTTCCACATTCAAAGTCTTTTTGGCTAAAGGAAGAACACCACAATTTATGGCGAGATTAAAGCGCAAAGAAACGGCAATGGCTCTGCCTAAGCTAGAACGAGCAATTCAATTGAAACCGAAGAAGAGGAAATCTAGTGGCAATAACCAACGGATACGCGACTCTCGCACAACTCAAATCATCCCTGACGATAACTGACACCAGCGATGATGCTCTGCTTGAACTTGCCATCACTTCGACAAGCAGAATGATTGATGACTTTACAGGTCGCTTCTTCTATGCCAATGGAACAAGTCTTGCCCCTGTGACGAGATATTACACACCAACTGATCCTTGGAGCCTTGCAGTCGATGATTATGTTTCTATCAATGAAATTGCAACAGATGACGGCTTCAATCAAACTTGGTCAACTGTTTGGGCGACCTCTGACTTTATGGAAGAGCCTGTCAATAACAGTCTGCGTGGATGGCCTTACACAAGGCTTCTTGCAGTGGGCCGTTATGTTTGGCCTTACTACCTTCCTCAAGCCTGTCGCGTGAAGGGCGTTTGGGGTTGGCCTGCCGTTCCCTCCGAAGTCGAGCAAGCCTGCATCATTCAAAGCTCTCGCATATTCGTTCGCAAGCAATCACCCTTTGGAATCGCAGGAACTCCTGAACTTGGAACTGTCCGACTCTCATCAAGGCTTGACCCTGATGTAGAAGCCTTCCTGCGCCCAATTAAGAGAAACAACGGATTGGCAGTATGAATCCAAGCCAAGTTCGAGATGGTCTTAAAACTAATCTTCAAACCATCACAGGGCTTCGGGTCTATGACTTAATTCCTGACACTGTGACTCCGCCTGCCGCAGTTGTAGGTCAACTAGATTTCACATTCGACATCGACAACGCCCGTGGTTTAGACCAAGCGCAAGTTGATGTTCTTGTGATTGTGCAACGCTTTTCAGAACGCTCAGGACAAGACAAGTTGGATGCCTTCCTTGCAGGAACTGGCTCTGGCTCTATCAAGACGGCGCTTGAAATCGATCGCACTTTGTCAGGAGTAGTGAACACCTTGCGTGTTACAGGAGCCGAAGCAGGCACTTATGACTCACAGGGAGTTTCATTTCTCTCTTACCGATACAGACTCACGATTTGGGGATAAGGAGAAAATAATGGCTTACAAGGTCATCTCAGGCCGCGAGGTCTGTGGGAAAAAACAAGGTGAGGTTCTTACCTTGAAAGAGTTAGAAGATGCAGGCGCAAACATTGATGCTCTCATTGTTAGTGGCCACATTCAAGCAAGTCAAGCAAGTCAACCAATAATCAAACCAGCACAAGAAGGAGCCAAAAACTAATGGCAAAAATCGTTCTCACCAATGCTGTTGTCACAGTCAATGCAGTTGATCTCAGTGATTCAGTGTCATCAATTACGCTCAATTCATCATTTGATGTCGTAGAAACTACCGGATTTGCAACCGCCGCAGCTCGCACTCGTGTCGGCGGTCTTGTAGATAATTCCATTTCGTTGGAATTCCACCAAGACTATGCTTCAGGAGAAGTTGAAGCAACAATCTTCCCACTTCTAGGAACAGTCACAACTGTCACTGTCAAGCCTGCAAGCGGAGCAACAGCAGTGACGAATCCTCTCTACACTGTTTCCTGCCTTGTTTCAGAGTGGACACCACTCAACGGAGCCGTTGGAGAACTTGCAACTGCTTCTGTGACTTGGCCTGTAAGCGGAGCAATCACAAAAGCTATCGCCTAATATGCCGAAACTTGTTCTCAATAATGCCTTGGTGACATTTGCATCGACTGACTTATCGTCATCGATTTCAAGTGTCACTTTAAGCACTGCTTATGACATTATTGATGTGACGAGTTTTGGTGATACTGCGAAACGCAGGATTGCCGGCCTTGCCGATAATTCCGTTTCGTTTGAATTTCTCCAGGACTACGCATCAGGGTCAGTTGAGGCAACAATCTATCCGTTGCTCGGCACTGCCGTTGCCTGTGAAGTTCGACCTGTCAACACAAGTGTTAGTGCAACAAATCCGAAATACAATTTCTCAGTGCTTGTCGCCGAATGGACACCTCTCAACGGGTCTGTCGGATCACTAGCCACTGCGAGCGTGACTTGGCCCATTTCAGGCGAAATCACGAAATCAACAAGTTAAATCTACTAGGGGGAAAAAATGGATGGATTGAAAATAAGAGTTGTCACAACCGATGAGGTTGATGCAACTTATTCACTTCGACCAAGAGTCATTGTGGAGTTTGAGCAGAAGTATGGCAAGGGCTTGGCCAAGTTAATTGCAGAAGAGCAGAAACTAGAACATATCTATTTCTTGGCTTGGTCTGCGATGAAGCACAATGGTCGCGTTGTCAAACCTTTCGGCAATGACTTCCTTGACACTCTTGAAGAAGTTACGCTGGTGACCGACCCTTCTTCCGAATCCACAGAGATAGCCTGACTTATTCAATAGCAGCTCTTTCTGTGGAGTCGGGCATTTCGCCGGTGGCATTACTTGATGCACCTGATGGCATTCTTGAGGCAATGTTTGTGTATGTGAAGGAACGAGCAAAGGCGCGAAACAGATGAGAACGCATCAATACACTATGGAACTCCAAGGCATTGATTCGACTATTTCTGCTCTTGAGCGTTTTGCGCCTGACTTAAAAAGGGAACTAGATAAAGAAGTCAAAGGTGTTGTTTCTACAATAGTCCAACAGGCGCGCGATCATTTGCCTTTCGACATCCGCCCTTCAGGATGGGCAAGGGGAATG